GGAAAACGTTGTTTTCAGAGTTTGTGCATACCCAAGTCACCTGTGGGAATGCTGTGGTCTACAAGCATTCGGGAAACCCATCTGGGAATCCGTTGACGACCATTATCAACAGCATTGTGAACCGTATTTATTTGGCCTATGCTTGGCTGAATTTGGCGCCCTTGGAGATGAGGGATTTGACTTGCTTCAGAAGGTCTGTTGTTTCTTTTGTTTTTGGCGACGATAATATCAATGCCGTGGCAGAAGAGGCGGGAGCTTTCTATAATTTCGTGACAGTAAGTCAGTTCTTTGCGACTCTTGGTCTTGAATACACTCATCCTGATAAGATCAGTGCGTATTGCGAACCTCTAGCCCCCATACTCAGTTGGACTTTTCTTAAGTGTGGGTTTCGAGAGAGTGGGCGGCATTATTTGCCACTGCTTTCGCGGGATTCTATATATGAATTGACCAACTGGGTTACGGAGGATGGAGACGCATACGTGATGTGTAACCAGAATTGTGAAGAAGCCTTAAAGTACGCGTTCATGCACGGACCGGAATACTTTGAAGATCTACGGAAACGGATTTTGGCTGCCGCGCAGGCTATTGACTTCGATATCCACCTGCCAGAGTATGAGTTTTACGACGCTTTCTTTGAGAAAAAAGCGACTTTGCCCACCCTCGTTTATCGTGAAGGAGGTGGGATTGTGTCTGTAGTGGCGGATGATTACCTCTACCCTGAAGAACGTGAGAACTTACAGATGCAAAGTGGACGAATTAACACAGAGCCTCATCAGCTCGAAGATGCGCCTATGGAAACCATGACGACGGAGAAGACCGTGGGAGTGACGCAGATACAACAATCAATCCCTGTAATGGTGGAGCATTCTGGAGCCAGTCTATCGGCCCCTCTTGCTGCTGCCAGTACGCAAGATCTTGTGTGGGATTACGCGACGCTCGTGAAGAAAGAGGTTCTTATATCAACGTTTAATTGGACCCCGACGCAAACACCGCGCACGAATTTGTTTCAGGTCCTAACTCCAACGGGCCTGTTCAGTGTGTCGTCGGTCACTCACGACGCTTTCCAGCTCTTCACCTTCTGGCGTGGTCAGATAGTGGTCAAGGTAATGGTCAATGGAAATAAGTTTTCACGTGGACGGCTCATCATGTACCACGTGCCTTTGACTCCTATTGCGATGGTGAATGCGTGGCATGCAAAGAACACAGCCGCGCAAACTTCGGTGATGCATACCATGATTGATCCGTGTACTAACACCATAGGTATGATTAAGATTCCTTTTATATCACCGATGACGTTCCTAAACATCAGGGATGCGCAATCGACCACTGCAAGGAGTGCGTTGGGGACTTTAATGATCGACGTGCTGAATCAGTTGGATACTGGTGGATCAACTAGCAACTTGAGTGTTACTGTCCTTGTGTCGTTCGAAAATGCGGAGTTTAAGCTTCCGACCCCGCTCCTCATTACCCGACGTGACTTGGCATATGTCATTAGGGAAAAAGAGGAGTTGGAGCGACGGCTGCGACTGTGTCAGAAGAGAATTGACGATGAGGAAGGTGGCGATGATTTCGAACATCTGAAGCTTGAGATGCAAGGTAATACGCTTACTACCAACTATAATATCAAGAAGAGTTCCGGATTTGCTCTCGGAAATAATTCCCAGACTGGGGATGAGATAGCACATGGTGCTAGTGCTGGCAACCAGTCGGCACAACTCGATAAGCCAAATATCTCTCTTGCGCCTCCACCTATAGTGCGAGTTCCACTCGGATATTTTTCTAACGGCTGTAATGTCGAGTTTAATGAGAGCATGACTATCACGGCGGGATCAAGTACCGTTTTGGCTACTGCCGAAACGTTTGGAACGACTCAAGATGAAATGGACATCAGATATTTGTGCCAAATTCAAAATCTGGACATAACTCTGACTTGGTTGACCATCGCTCCAGCTGGAACCATCATCTACCAGTTGCCGATAACACCGTGCTGCTTTGCCGTGGGTCCTGGCACAACAAAAGGCAAGAACATTCAAGTAACGACCCTGGACTATGTTTCGGCTAAGTTCAGTTACTGGAACGGAGATCTCGCATACCGTCTACAATTCATTGCGAGCCAGTATCATACTGGAAGGCTTTTCATCTCAGTCATGTATGGGGTGGTGGCTGGTCCATCATCCTTGGTCGATGCTACGTCTGGCTACGGAGCTTATATCGACCTAAATGGAGAACAACACGATTTCGAGTTCCTCGTGCCGTACGTTTCGAACACGCCAGTCACGCGAGTGCCAAATGGTAATTTATTGCCGGGCGTCGTTGGCAATTTGGACTCTATCATCGGCATGCTGACGATAATGGTGGTGAATCCGCTCGTTGCAGTGAATGGCGCTTCGAACTCCATCGATATCAATTTGTGGCGCTATGCCGGAGCGAAT